AGTTCCAGCAGTTTAAGGTTCAGCCCGTAGACCACGGGGATTCGATAGTTGAAGACCAGAACGATATGAGAACAGCGTCTTTGATTATGGGAGTTGATGCGTTCCTATTCTCTGGCCGACCTTCCCCGGAAGATCCCGGTGCGCCAGCGAAGAAAGCTGAGATTCTAGTGAATCAGGGCAACTTGAGAATGGAAGACCCTTTAGCGGAGCTGAGGTTCGGAATTGAGCAGATAGGTCAGATTTGCCTATCTCATTTATATCAATTCGGGCCTTCGAGCATTGAGTACTATATTGATTCCCCTGGCAAGAAAGAGAAACGCACCATTTATAAACGTCTCTTGCGCCAGGGAGTCAAACTCAAGATGCACGGTTTGACGGTGATAAACAACCCCGAGACTGAGTTCAGGAAGTGGATGGCTTACCGGGAATTGGCTATGACTGAGCCGATGGTGGCGAATGTCGAGTCCAGGAGGGTTGAGTGGTTGAGGAAGGTTTACAAGAACGGGCGTGTGTCCGGGATTGACACTCTACTCCCTACGGCTGAGGAGATGAAACAGATCGAAGCCGAGAAGTATCAGATGGCTATAGCAGAGAAAGAGATGGAGGGAGAGGTTCAACAGCTCAGGCAGGCACAGAGTGAGGTTCAGGGGAAGATTCAGGAAGTCCAGAGCAATAAGAAAATGAAGAAAGCACAGGAGTCACAAAATGCGTAGAGTTCCAGGGTCAAGAACCCACAAAGAGAACCAGAGGGCAGTTCAGTCTTCAAGGGCTGTTATTGAATTGCAGAAGCAGATTGAAGACTTAGATGAGAGATTGAACAATGTTCGGTTGTGCGAAGAGGAGATGGGAAGGCAGTTCTGGAAGAAGATCGTCAGGCGTTTAGAGATGGAAGTCAAGAATTTGGATGACGCATTGATGACGTTCAACGAGGTTTTCCACAGAGACGGGACTGAGTTTGCGCCTAGGGCGTTGAGAGACGATGAAGTAAAGGCGATGTTGATTGCCAAGAAGACGTATCTGCACGAATTGGATATATTGAATTACGCTAAGATGCGGAAAGAATTTGAGTCAGACAGAGAGGCGAAGGCCGAGCGTCTGAAGGGGTTGGTTGATGCAAGATAGGGAAGGATGGGTCGAGATACGCTGTCACAGGTGTAATCGGTTATTCTTTCGGATGAGGGTGGAGAACGGGTCTGATACATTCAAGAGCGACTACACTCTCAGGTTTGAGACGAAGTGTCAGAATTGCAAGAGGATTGATAACAAAGTAATCACGGTTTGATAGAAAAGTAAAAAAGCCGATCACCAGAGCCCTCAAAGGGCCGATCAATAGAGCTTGTGTTCATACCTTCGGGTATAGGCGCAAGCTCTTTTTTATTACACAAGGAGAAAAACAATGCCTAAAGAGCAAGAAGTCGAAACAGTTGAAGTCGAAGTAGCGGAAGAGACGGAGAAAGTTGATGACATTGAGAATGAAATCGCTAAGTTGCCTGATTATGCCGAAGGTGACGAGACCACTAAAGACGGCGAAGGCAAAGAAGCCGAAGATGCCGCTGAAACAGAGGTTGTCGAAGCTGAAGAAGGTGGTGAAAAAGATGGAGAAGCAGTTGAAGTCTCCGAGAAGGACAAAGAGTTCGAGGTTCTAAAAGCCCAGAATGAAGAGTTTCAACAGAGGTTCGACAAGCTCGAAACCGATAAGGTAAACGCCGAGGCCAACAAGCCCAGGACTGAGGAAGAGTGGACCGCACTTGAAGAAAAGACAGGATCATCTAGAGGAACGATTGAGCACTTCGAGAACGAGAGCAGGACTAATATGGTCGCTGTGGCTCGGTCTGTGAAGAACTACGTTGATACGATGTTCGGCGGTCTTGAGAGGGACAAGATTATTGGAGAGCTTGCAAGCGATAAGGAGTTTTCCGATATCAAGTCTTACAGGAAGGACATTGATGGTTTCTTGAAAGACATCAAGCAGGAGAACACCCGTGACCCCGAGTTGATTAAGAAAGCCGCTATTTACGCCAGAGGCAAGAATAGCAAGAACGCCGTGAAGAAGGCCCAGAACACGACGATTAAGACTCAGAAGGTCGCTATGGGTAACAAGCACGGTAAAGGTGGCGGTGGCAAGAAGACCGTTACTTTGAAGAAAGACGCTGGTTATTACTTAGCTAAGTCTCAGGGTATGACTGATGAAGAGCAAATCAAATACGGAAGTAAGACTACATTCGGCCAATGAGAGATGAGAGCGGATTTTCACCATTCTTTACTTCCTCATTCAGTGGAGGGGAGAGAATTGGAAAGACCCCTTTTAGGCGATGTATTCATTGCGGGATGTATAACGACACCCGCAAGACTGCGTGGGCCAAGAAGGGGGATGGAGTAATCCGTTCCGGCCCAAGAAAGGGTGAATCAAGTAGCGGATGTGTGTTTTGCGGAAGCAAACACTGGCTTAAAGGTAAGCCGGTGAAATTGCCGGAAGGTGATAATTACCCGGCACTACCAAACAGAAGAAACAGGAGGAATAGATGAGAAAGGTAATCTCTGTGCATACAGAGGGTTCCGGGCCTCACGATCTGGCAGAAGCGATTAACAAAGCTGTTGCGGATCAGATTCGGAAAGGAGTTACGGTGGAAGACTTTGAAGTCTCTGCCGCTAACATCCAGGCCAACAAATCGGGCGTTGCCCTTGTTGTGCTGAAACTGAAAGAACTGAAAGAGGAAGTGAAAGAGGAAGTGAAAGAAGTGAAAGAAAAGAAAGGAGGTAAATAAAAATGGCGAAAATCTCAAAAATTGACCAGACACGCCACACGAGGATGCCCGTCTACGGGGCTGCGGCTGACATCGAACGTGGTGCGTTTCTTATGGCCGGTGCTACTGCGGCGACTGATGGAGGGATGCTGATTAAAGCGTCCGGCTCTTCAGCTACGCCCGACATCATGGGTATTCTGGACGAGTTGCATGACTATTCGGTGACTGGTGATACGAATATCGGTGGTACGGTGTTTGTCACCCATTCCGTTAGTCTTATCGCTCCTGACCGGATTATCCGTCTTGAGTACGACCAGACTGCTGGAAGTGCGATTGTTTGTACCGAGGCTGTGAACTCGACGACCATGACTGTTACGTCCATTGAGGACAACCTTGATGGTGGTTTCGTGTACACGGTGTCTGGGACTGGTCTTGGACAGACCAACTACATCACGGCTGACAATGGTGCGGCTCTGACGCTCAAAGCGGCGTTCGGGACTGACCTGGACACGACCACATACTTCATCAAGATTCTGCCGAGGTTCCACGACCTTATCAGTCTCTCGACTGATGGGACTATGTTGGCGTCTCAGGCGGCGGCTGGTGCGGTTACGGGCATGATCTTCGACTCTCACATCGTCTACAGAGGCGTTGGGAACGAGGCTCAGCTTGACCCTACTAAACACGCGGCACTAACCGGACTCAACAACCAGAAAGGTGTTAAGTTCGAGGCTGATATTGCTATCCGCAATAGCGCAGTCTATACAACGGAATAAGGAGGTAAACAACAATGCCAGTAATTCAAGGAAGTAACTTTCAGAATGACCTAGAAAAGGTCTGTAGGAAAGGATTCGACTTAGGTTTGGGGCGTGAAGTCGCAGACCGGAAGAGCCTTTTCTATAACGTGCAGAGTACGACTAAACTCAATGAGGAAATCCTCGATTTGGGTGATATCGACACGGTTCCCGAGTTCGACGGTACGCTTGCGTATGCCGACCTCGAAGAGAACTACAAGATGACGATAACCCAGAAGGTCTACGCATACGGAATGCAGATCGACTGGAAGTATATCAAGACATCTCAGTTGGGTATCGCAAAGTCTCTGCCGAAGAAACTCGGACTTGCAATGAGACGGAGGATTGCGGCTGACGCCGTTTCCCCGTTCTCCAACGCCTTCAACACGACCATTACGACTAGAGACGCGCTTCAGCTCTGCTCTACGGCGCATACGTCGTCTGTTGGTGGAGCCAGCCAGTCGAACTACGCTACTCAGGCGTTTTCCGCTGTGGCTCTTGAGGCCCGCAAACTCAGTATGAGAAAGTTCACGTCTAACAAGGACGCTGTTCTTGACATCCAGCCGAATATGCTTGTCGGCCCTGTTGACCTTGAGGATGCTTTCGACGAGGTTAATAAGTCGAACGGTAAGGTCAATACCGACATCAACAACATCAACGTCCACAAGGGTAAGTACACCGTTGTCACCGATGTCCGTCTTACGGACACGAACAACTGGTTCCTCATCGACAAGGAATTGATGAAGGAATACCTTCAGTGGTTTGATGTTTCCCCGGTTGAGTTTTCTCAGACCGGAGACTTCGACGGAATGACTGCGAAGTACATGACCCGCACGTTCTATGGGCTTGGGCCTACGGGATGGGAGTGGATCTTCGGTTCCGAAGTTTCCTAAATGATAGCCCAGAGTACTATAAGTACCTAACAAACAAAGGAGTACGACTATGAGTACCGAACAGAGGAGAATTGCACCGCTTCAAGAAAGGGATAGGATGAAAAGGGAGATTGCGAATGCAGAGGCAGATGGTCGTGGAGAATCCCCAGAGTTCAATCGAGCTGACAAACGTCACTCGCTTGAGACTGCTTACGGCAGAAAAGCCATGAGTGCGGGGAAGGTCCAGCTTGACCGTCTAAGACGGGTCGCCTCTGAGGGTGAGCCTGATTCGTTGTCTGAAGATGAACGCAACCGGAAAGAATCGAGGGTTAAAGAGTTGTCTAAGATTCTCAGTGGTTTAATGGTCACGAGGAAACAGACCAGAATGAATCAATATGAGAAAGGCAACCTCAACGTCGAGTTCAGCCGTGCGGCTCACCAGATGGCGAATCAGGAGAACTCACCGAGATTCCAGCAAATGGCTGTCGAGTGGAAGAACCTTCGACGTGAGCTACTCCCCGATGATCCTAACGCCGGAAACTTGGAGACAATTCGTCCAAAGTAAACAAAAAGGAGAAAATTCAATGAAAAGAGTATATATAGCTCTTTTGGCTATTTTCGGACTTGTTGCCCTGGCAGGGAATGGTTTCTGCGAAGGATTCAATTCGAGGACAGAGTGGTCAAACGAGAGTAATAGCGCATTCGCGCCAACGGTAGCCGGGAAGACGACCTGTTACTACTTCATTACCAATGAAGGGGATATCATGCCTGGGAGGAACGCCCTACAGGACGTTGGGAGTCCTACGCAGACTTGGAGGAACTTCTATGTGAGTTCCCTATCTGTAAAGGACTTGGTTGCTGAGACGTTGAGTGTGTCTAGCGGTATTGTGAACATCCATGAGACGTTCCTACAGATAAATACGTCAGCTCAGTCCAGTATTGGAACGGTGACGTTTGATACGCATACGTTCACCAGTACGGGTGCTGTGTTGACCCCGGCAATGATAACCCAGAGTACGGTTCCCAGAAACGTCATTGCAATCACTACATTCACAGGGGCTTCACACCTAGAACATTGGGAAGGAACTCTGATCGTCTACGGTACTGATTCAAAGGGAATGGAGACTGTTGAGAGCATTACCGTCACTACAAGCGTCTTGAGTGGAGTTGGAAAAGTTGCGTTTTCGTACATTTCCAGCATGACCATCTCGGCTAGTTCTGTGACGATCTTGAGTGCTAACGTAGCCATTCTTTGGGTTGGATTTGGGAATGCTATTGGACTTGCCAATATCCCGGCTACAAACGGTGTCTACAAAGTAAACGAAGGTGGTCAGGATGTCCAGAATGCAGTTGTTGATGAGGAAAATGGAACTATCAACTTCGTAACTGATCCTAATGATGTCTACAACTACGACGTTTGGTATAACGCTGTCCGTAGATGGAAACAATAAGGAGGGTAGCAGTATGAAAAGGACTATCATAAGTGCTTTTCTACTGCTCCCGATTCTTTTGACTTTTGCCGAGGCTGGTACAGGCCAGATCGGGAATAGAGGTCAAACGGACAGGACAGTAGAGTACACTGGAAGCGAAACTGATGAATTGAATGTGGTCTACCATACGACTGTTCCAATTATTGTATCGTCTGCGGCGATCAATTCTGGAAAAGGCATACAGAGTTGGTATTTCCGTGAGGTTCACAACTACACAAACGGGCAACTGTTTTTGCAGTTCGGTGAAAAAGCGACGTACCAGACCTTTTGTTCTTCTTTCGGAGTAGTTTTGTCAAGCGGTTCCGGCAATATCGGAGACGCTTACAACTACTACGGAGAGGAGACTATCTGGGGTGTTTCTGCTCCAGGAACGACTTCTGGTGCGATTGGTGGAGCCGAGCATTATCACAAATAAGGAGAACAAAATATGAAGCGGTACATTTTTTCTACGCTTTTCTTTGCGGTGTTTTTTAGTACCGCCGTTTGGGGCGACCCTGGCATAGATAGGGTAACTCCTCCGACGATTGGAGATGAGCTGACGTTTACGAGTATGTCTGTAAACGAAAAGATTCATCTTTTCAATTCTACAGTTCAGGCGAATACGGGCAGATTCCGGGAGGTTTGGGCTTCGACTATTCGAGGGAATAGCCCGATCCGGTTCCCCGGTGAGACGATATTCGGTGGAACTCAGACCGCCAATGCTCGTATTACAGGGTCTACGATAACTGCTAGTCGTGTTCTCTTGTCAAATGGTGCTGGTTCACCGCCCGAGCAGTCAATGATTGATATTTCAACAGGGGATACAACTCTTTTCAAGGTAACGTCAACGGGAACGTTTGTGGACACAGACATATACCTGAGAGGGACTAGACTATCTGCGACTGGTGGCGGTGGCGGTTTCGCCAATCCTGCGACCGAAGAGTTGGATATGACTGGTTATGGGGTCTCAGGCTCTACCGAATATGGTTTTGCTATCGTGAACGGAGTTGCTTCAACGATGTCTGCGACTGAGTTTGGTATTGGAATCTCTACGAACCTTGGTTTACAAGGCCACGCTATTTATGGGGTTGGGCCAGCTTTAAACATCGGGGGAGGCAGAAAATACGCTTCTATTGGGAGTATCGCTGACCAGAGAGACGGCATATCCCTTGAGTTAGATGGAGATACCATCATACAAGAAGACGGCATGACTATCATTGAGTTCAACAATGGGGAAATCTCAGCAAAAGAGAATTTTAACGTTGACAGCGACCACGCACTAGGAACAGATGGGACTTGGGCGTTTAACAAAAACGGAGCCGATATTGACGGCTACATTGAATCCGACGACATCCCGAATTCGTTCTATATGAACGCCGGAGATAACGTGGTACAACACGGAACCAACACTATCACGAAAGCCCACGAATCAGTCAGGGCTTACGTTGACGGAGGGCTTCAAATCGGTGGAGATCATTCAGCAATTTATGTTGGGAATAGTACCGCAGGTGTTGCCAGTGGGCTTCCGGCTGCCGTGGCAGAAATGGCGATCATTGTTTCAACACACGTTGGACATACCGACGTGACGGAATTGTTCGTAATGGACTCTGGGGGAAACTATACTCAAATCACCGATCACGCCTACGAAGCCCCGACGTTCAAAAATATTCCCGATTCGGTGTCTCGCCGTATTCAAAAATCGGGGAATGTTTTTGCCGGATTCGACGAAAGGATTGATCTGACTGGGATGGCTCTCTATCTCCAAAAAAAAGCTCTCATCGACGGATGGCTGGAACCCGGTCAAGAATTTGTTCACGTCCAGACCTTTACGCCCCCCTACACCTGGGACGACGTTCAGGAGAAACACAAACAGAAGAAAGATAAGCAGATAGCGGACTGGGACGAGCAGTACGCCGATTGGCTTGCGTTGCCGGAAGAGGTTCGAGGCGAGTGGTCGGGCGGTGGAAGGCCGACGGTTTATACAAAAAAGAATGAACCTCAGCGTCTTATTGATACGAGGACAAAGGCACAGGAATAAAATGAGAAAAATACTCGTTTCCATTGCGTTACTGTTTATTTCAACTCTGTGTTTTGCCGACCCAGGAATTGACAGGGTAAACAAAACTGACAACTTCTTCGGTAACGGATTGAAAGCGTCGAGTATATCCCTAACTGGGCTTGGGCTAAAAGACGCTCAGCACGTCTTACAATTCAAGGACACATTTACTGTCAGGAGTGATGGGTTTATAGGAATGGGGATATCTGCCCCGTCTTCTGCTGAATACTTGCTTGAGTTGTACAGAAATGTGACAAAGAGTGACGTTATTTTCTCGATGTTCAACGATGATTCTGATGGGTTTTCTGACTCAGGGTTAATTATAAAAGCTGACGGTGGTGACGCTGGAATATTCTTAAATGCGGCTAGTGGCAAAGGGTTTACTTTCTCCCTAAACGATGGGGACGGTTACGCTGGTCTTGGATATGGTGCTGGGATAACATCTTCGTTGGATGGGATCAGGTTTCATAGGATAAGCGGTGCGGCTCCTCCGAACACAAACGTCGAGATTCCGAATCGGCTGGATGGTGGGACAGGTAGTTTCAAGGTGGTGAACGCTTCTCATTCTCTTACTGTTGGAACTGGAACTGCTTCGGGGTATTCTGATTCGACGTTGTTTTCTGTTAAACGGAGTTCAATCATTTCAAACGTTTCTATAGTTGGTAGAAAATACAGACTAACGAATGAGGGTGGGTTCGCTATTCGAGCCGTAAACAACACAGGACATACGAGCATAAAGGGCGAACTGCTAAGGGCGGCTACGGGATACAATCTTTCAGTGACTACAACTTCGCCTGACGACCAAGTCCCGTTGGGAGTTACTTACGAATCAGGGGTACCACAGGCATCGTATATGTGGGTGGTTGTTTCTGGGCTTGCACAGGTTTTATTGAAGGATTCGTCGGCTTCTGTTGCTGGTGGTTGGGCGGAGACTTCAGATGCAAACGGAAGAGCAGAGGTCAACGTTTCAGTTGAACCTAATCCTGCTTCACGCCACGATGAAGAGATAGGACATTGCATAGAAAACGTGGCTGGTGGAACTGATAAGTTAGCATACGTCATACTACATTTCAGGTGATTATATGAAAAAATACGTTCTATCATTATTGGTTCTTCTAGTCGGTACTCCGTGTTTTGGAATGAACCTTTCCGATATCAGGACTACCATTCGGAGGTTGGTTCGTGACAATGGGAGTGCTGTAGCTAATCGGCGTTATTCCGATGCTGAGCTGAGGGACTTTATCAACGAAGGACAGAAGGAGATCAATTCTTTACTGGCTCCGTGTCAAAAGACGACTTCCTACGTTCTGACTGGTGGGGTGACTTACTACAACCTACCGCCTGACTTTTTGAACATAGATCAGGCATATTTCGACGATAGACAAGGGAATAGAATTGAGCTTGAGGAGAAGTCCAGAAACGGTCTTGTTGATTATAATATCGAGTGGGAGAAGGATTCCGGGGAGCCGACGACCTATTTAATCGAGTTCGCCACGAGTGCGGTTCAAAACTCTACACGGTCTTTGAGGATCGGCTACACTCCGACTCCGGTTGCTTCGACAACTACGGCTTCTACCGGGACGGTTACTCTCTGGTATTACTTCCAATTCGCTGACGTTTCGGCTGACTCCGACCTGCCTTTTGACGGAATGAGGCACTTATTCCCATACCACTACATATTGGTCTACTACACGGCAATGCGGTGTATGCTGATGGAAGGGATAACGGACGAAGCCTCGGCATACGGAAAGATGTACCAGAACTATTTAGCCGTTATGGATTCGAGAATGAAACAGATGCCGAATTACAATCCTAGTATGAAGGTAGACGTTAGATGAGATACGCTCTCTCCATCATCTTTTTGCTGACTAGTTACGGGATGGCCTCTCAGGTTCCCGATAAAGTTGGCATACAGACTATTGAGAGATTTGATAAGGGGTATGTGACGGCGTATCCAGAACACAAGAT